ACCTATAAACATATTATTAGTTGTTTTTGATTCTACTGGTAAAGGAGTATCTTCCTTATTGATGTCTTTATGTTTCTTATTTAGATCCATAACCTTATCATTTACATCAGCAATATTTTTCATTAGACCAGATAAGACTTCAAAGGCACGAGGATGCTCTGATTCTCTTGCTACTTCCATCATCATCTCAAGAGCATCTTTACCCTTATCAATTAGGTCGTAGTAAGTATCCCTTGACTTCTCATAGTCATTTTGGACTTTATCGTCACTAGGCTGAGTCATCGCTAATTATATCCGCATAGTCATAAGTTGAGGTAAAACCATAGTCTGAATCATAGTAGATTGTACTAGGGTTTGGTGTGATAGTAGTAGTAAGGTGTTTAGTGCCTTTTACAAATTCAAATTCTGTAATAGCTTTAGTAATAACATTACCTTCATCAATAGGACCACTAAAGTTAATTTTAACTTCAAAGTCAAGCACATACTGTACATACTGACGTGATTCTTGTTGACCTTCAAATTCGTTTATGAATGAAACTGATTGTAAAGTAATAGGAACATCTTCCTTTATACTAGGATGTTCTTTATATGGTTTAATAGTAACTGTATATTGTGGTGCAAAGTATGGTACGATCTGCTCTACAATCTGTAAGGCATCATCTTGGTTATTAGTATATACATTCAAAGAAAAGTTAATAATATATGGTGTAGATTGTCTAATCTTACTTCTACCAGTTGATGTGCCAGATGCACCAGTAACTAGTGTATTATTTGTTTTAGAAAGCTGCCTAGTTGAATCATATGATATTGCAGTCATTTCAAAAGACATACGTGGAAGTTTAATAGCAACAGTTTCATCACCAGGCAGATTTTCTACTTGTTCTAATCTTGCCAAAAACTTTGACCTAGGAGCATAAGATAAAGGTACTCGCACTTGGTTAATACTAGCACCAGCACTTGTTGTCCTCATAACATGAATCTTGGTAAACAGCGAACCAAATAATGCAACTGTCTTTCTAATTCTTTCGTGGTAAAAATAAGTACCTAACATTAGTGTTCATGCGCTCCCGATTGTGCTATTTCTCCAAATGGATTAGTTTCTGAGAAATCAACAAAGTCCTCTATTTCTATAGAGAATATATCATTCTGTGCTTGCTTATCTGCAGTCTCAGTTGCTTTAGTAATCTGCGCCCTAGCTGTACTTGTGTCTCCAGTTATAAAATATCCAGTGGCTGGTTCTTTGAAAGTGCCATTGTTTGTACCAAGCTGAATAATATTTAACATATTATCTGAATCATTCCAAGTTGCTACTTGAGCAGTCATTATAGTACCATCACTAAGTGTATCAAATGTGATTGTTTCACCAGGAACAAATTTACCATCACTATCAACACTCACTGTTAATGCATGTTTATAAGCATGGTCTAATTCAATTTGATCAATATCAGGTACACCAGTATCAATATTCTCGTCATTATATTCAAAGAGTTCACAACGCAACTTATAGATTGGCAAGTTGTTTAATTGATAGAATGGTTGTTCATGCTCAACGTGTTGAATTTGGAACAGTTTCTTAGCAAAAGGCGCATAGACAAGATCACCTTCAACTGGTCTTGAAGTTGTAATTTCATTATCATATTTTAATACTGTTGAATTCCAACGTCTTTTAGATAATACAAGTGTAACTGAGTCTCTAATCTCAACACCAAACTTGCTAAACAGATCACCTTCGCCATCAAAGCCATCTAAGTTCTCAACATACATTTCAACTTTATAACTTGAGTTAAATGATCCTACTGGATCTTCCTTAAAGACTGAATCCACATTTACTAGATCACGAGGCATATAATATAAATCATGACCATATATCTGCATTGCCTCTACGATTAAATCCTCGTGAAGTAATTGTTCTGGTCTATAGCCGTCTGAGAAATAAAGATTACGTGCCATGATTATCCTATAAAGAAGTCAGCTGGAAGTTCATGAGTCAATCTAATTTCTTCCTCAAGTCGTCTGATCTCCTCTGTGGCATCATTAAGAATTTGCATACCATTCATAGTAACTCCACCAGGCAATTGCATTCCCTCAAACTTACTTAGGTTCTGACCCCACTGTTGTTTAATAAGTGCAGTCGTATAAGATTTTAACCATTTATCATTATATGCTGATGTGTTAGTATCTGGATCAATTAACTGATATGCCTCTGCTATTAGATATTGCCCTGCTTGTATTGAATTCATTTCAAATTCGCCATGTAGATACATTCTACCTTCATATTGAGCAAAAGTAACTTGTGGTTGCCCTACTAATGATTGCTGTATATAATCTAAGTGCATCTGTAGCTGATTATAGTAAGTCATATCACCAAGATATGTTCCCATATTAGCCAAGTCATTAAGTCTTAGCTGATAGTTCAGAGACATAAAGTTGCTACCTCCAGAACCATTACTAATAGGCAACAATCTTTTTACAAATATATAATCTGATGGGATAGGAATATACTTATTAGTGACATCATCTGCTGTAACTTGATGCTTTAAATATACCATTTTTGTAGCATCTGAGTTATACTCTTGCCAGTATTGGATCGCTTCATCAACCCTGTCTTCTAATTGATCTTCATCAACATTAATCTCAATAACTGGATCGCCTAAGCGTCTCAAGCAGTAATCAATTAAACTTTGTCTTGAATTAGGGTTTGCCATTCCATTTTCCCAATATGTATATTATTTAGTTCTATTTATATCAATTTACATCTCCGGGATATCGTTGAGTCCACATAGTAAAACTATATTTTACCCCTTCTGTTAATTCAGTACATTCGTGACCGTGAGTAACTAATCCAGGGAATAGGATCATCTTACCGCATGGTACATCATCATTATTTACACCTTGCCTAGGGTAAACTAAAGAAGCACCTTTATAATCATCATTAAGTTTTACTGAACCTGTTACAAGAGATGCATCGTTGTGTAAAGGTAAACTCTTTTGAGTATCCACTGAATATCGCATAATAAATGCATCTCGCATACCATACATCTCAATTGGCTTCCAATACTTCTCAACAATAGGTACGACATGTTCTTGCCAATGATTACTCATCTCATCCCAGAAACCTAATTCTTTTACCCTAATTTCATATGCAGGAAACTTATCTTCTGGCATAGGAGCCCATTCACCATGATTATCACCCATTTCAATAAGTCTCTCACATTGACTCTGAGTCATAAAGTCAATAATAAACATATCTTTATCAATAATATCAATCTTACCTTGATGTGGAATAAACATAGGAGATGTTACTTTAGTATCAGCAACAGGAATAACAGGGTTTTTATCTGCCATCTTTTTTGAATAAACAGTTTGCCATAGTTCATTGAATAGTATCTTAGCTTCAGGACCACCATTACCATGATATAAGCAAGGTACAGTATTAGTAATAGGGTTATATAATTCATTATGTACTTGGCATGCAGGTTCATGAGTTTGGAAAATATATTGTTCGTAATCTAAACCTACAGAGAATTTAGTAGTATCATTTAACCACACCCTTTGCATATACAACTGATCATCATCTGAATCATTTAATCGTTCAGCAAAGAAGTCTTTTAAAGCTCCTACTCTACCAATATATTGGCCACTATTTAAGAACCTATATTTAGATAAGCCAGTCTCTGGATGCTTGATCGTCATACTTTCATCTGGCCAACACGATGCTTCTGATCCAAATAGAATTTCTACAGAAGCATCCATCCAACGTTTAGTAATTTCTTGTAAGCCGTTTATAAAGAACACATCATATGCATCTGTAAATAGTACAACATCATTTTCAGGCAACTGATCTAAATAGTTTCTAACTAGGTTTACCTTATGTCCTCCACCTGGACCCTCCATATCAGTACCATGCCAATCGACATTGGTACCCAAGTTCTTAACACTAAAGCCATTTATCGCCGCACTATCATTAAGTGCAGCACATTTCTTTCTATCAGTTCCTACAGTAATTGCATGTACATTAAAGTTTTGAAACCAATCATCGTGACTTTGAGGTTCAATATCTGATCCCATCACTGCTCTGCTCTCTTGTGTGACAGCTTCTGTTTCAAGCGCTTGTATATTATGAGTTAAAACTTTACCTGCAACAACTTCATCTACTGGAATAATTTCAGTATGAAATCCTGTATTGAGTAATTCATTAGCCATATGCACAGTAAGAATATAAGCATGTAAGTTGTATGGATATCCAGGTTTAACTAATTCTGGTGTTGCACCCTCTTTCCTAGATCCATATTCATTCTCATTATGACCTAGATATAAAACATCAATATTATGCTCATCTATCCATTCGCCCCAATCATTTTCTTTCCATAAATTTTTATCAATGATTGCATCATCTTCAAATATAATACAAGGTTTACCATGCTGTACAACTTGTTGCCATGCTTTATAATGAGATAAGAAACAGCCTACTTCACCTTTTGTAATACGTCTATTTTTAAATGGATCTCTCCACTTATGGTTAATACTAAATTCGTTCTTTAGCATTTTCTCATGAGTAATGGTATTACCATCAACAGCTTCTAGTACATCATAGTCTTCTAACCACTGATGCTTTGCTTTAAAATTGGCTAGTCTATCGTGACGCTTCTTTAAATTGATAATTATCTTTTTCATAATTTATTCCTTTATTGTCTGTTAAGAAACAGATCCACTGGCATGCATATTCTTAGTTCTGAGAAGAATGGATTAACGGCGTGATAAGTAAAACTCGGAAAGATCATAAAGTCCCCTGTCTTCGGAGCATGTATATGATTATCAAACATTGGTTTAAAATAAGGATCATAACCTCTGTTGCAATTTGATCTAGGATCAGAGAATACTATCTCTCCTCCAGAGGTTTGATCTTCTGCTAGTATATAAAATACTCCAGATAGTTGACACCCAGCATGATTATGTTTAGCCATACTATAGTGTTTACCTTGACCAGTAAGCCACCCCTTGAGACTATAGTTATTCCAATCACTAATAGGACGACCTATTGTTTTAGTTAAGTATGAATCAAAGCAATCATATGCGATGCTTTTAAATTTATTCATTACTTCACTATTATCATCATCTAATATATTATATCCGCTGAGATCATTCGGAGGATTAGACATATTGTGATGGGTGAATATATGTTCTACTAATCCGGTAGTGTCAAACTTACCGCTACCTATTTGTGTAGGCCATAGGTTATCAATTAAAACCATTTCGCATTCCTCATATTATATCTGTATATATAATGGTATATATAATGTACTTAACAAGGGCTATTATGAAATCATTTGATGAATTTTACGAATTTCTGTTATCAGAAGATTGTTTTGAAAAATGCTTGGTATCTTTTATAGATGAACATCAAAGACAACGCTATATAGAACAAACAGATATATGGGCCTACAGAGGTAAAATAACCGACCTGTGGATGAGTGGTGATGACACTATTAAGATAGAAGGTTATGAGCAGTTTAAATATATTGAAAATGGTACTATACATATATTTTATTCGCCAGCAGGTGGACCTACTTTCCCATTACACTCTGATCCAGTTAATGTTATAATAGAAGTTATAGACGGATCCAAATGTATTGAAACATTCAACGGTGAATATCATATGAGCCCAGGTCAAAATATGTTTTTGAGAGCTGGTGTAGAACATAGAGCAATAAATTATGAGAAGGCATTAACATACAGTTATGGCATTAACGACA